CATTTCAGAATCAACAGTCTCCTCAGAATCCATATCAAAATCAAAATCAGATTCAGATGAATTGTCCATACTCATGTCCATATCCATATCATAATCTGTTTCAGTATCTTCAAATTTTGTTAAAATATCTTCTTTATCTTCTTCAGATAGTTTGCTTAAATCCAACGCTGACAAAATGGAATTAATAACGTACTTAACATCTTCAGATGACATTCCAACAGAATCATTCATCATTCTAATTTTTTGACCTAATTTTCCTGTAATTTTTTGAATAACTCTAAAATCAACTTCCTCTTCCATACCTCCATCAGTTTCTGCTCCCATATCCATAGGTTCAGTGTCTGCTGGTGAATCCATCGAAACTTCAGTATCCATAGACATTTCTTCATCACCCATTTCAGGTACGTCTGTCATATCCATTTCAGCATCCATAGATACCTCAGGTGCCGGAGCTGGTTCTGGCGTAGATGGTTTTGGTAATTTTAGTGTGAACTTTTTTTCCTCATCAACTCTGAACATAGAAACTTCTTCAACATTTTCAGTCAATCTGTTAATTTCGCCAGCCATCAAATTTAATCTTTTCAAAGCTTGAGAATATGACTTATAATGTTTTCTATTCTTCATAGGTTCAATGTAATCCAAAGATTCATTGATACGTTTCATCAAAACGTAACCACCCTTTTCTTTAACGATTTCATATTGGTTTCCATCAGACAATGTTTTACCAAACTCAACTTTTGCAGTTTCGTTTACGGTTTGTGGAATGTTTTCTTTGTAACGAGCAATTTCAAGGATTCTGTTCAATTTTTCTTGTCCTTGTAATTTTTCACTACCAATAGGTTTTAAGTCAGCCATTTTTTATTTATTTAATTTTTAAGAATTTAATCCATTAGGACCTCCAAGCGCAACCGCATCTGTTTGGTAAACAACCGCACCTTGGTTATCAGACCAAGCTGGTTTAGGAAGTTGTGGAGTCGTTATTGTACCACTACAATTTACACAATCTTCATAGTCGATTTGACCGTTAAACTGAGCCGAAGCTGCTGGGGTGTTTGACGGTGTTGGTGAAGGTGTGTTAGTTGGTGTAAGTGTATTAGTAGGTGTAAGTGTCGGTGTAGGAGTATTCGTAGCCGTTACGGACGGAGTCACCGTTGGTGTTGGTGTCTTTGTTGCGGTCTGTGATGCCGTAATAGATGGTGTTGGAGTATTCGAAGCCGTAACACTTGGAGTCGGAGAATTACTCGGAGTCGGTGTTTTTGTTGCTGTTTGTGATGTCGTGACCGTCGGTGTTGGTGACGGAGTTACAGTACTTGTCACCGATGGTGTCGGTGTTGGACTCGCAGTTACCGATGGTGTTGGAGTATTGGTTGCTGTTTGACTCGCGGTTACCGATGGTGTTACAGTGTTAGTAGGAGTCTGAGTAGGTGTTGAAGTTTGTGTGGGTGTTGGGGTTGGTGTTGGGTTATCCGCCAAACAAGTTAAACAATCTCCATAATTCGAAGATTGTGTTGCAACAACATCTGAACCAGTACCTGGTTCCGCAGTATCAACAACTTCGTAACAACCTTCGGCAGTTGCACCATTAAAGGTTAAATAATAATTTCCCCCAATTACAGGAAGAGAACGTCCATCAAAATCGACTTCAACTGCGGCTCCGCCAGCACAGGGTGCCACTAAATATGTTACGAGACTCATCTAATTTTTTTACTTTATAAATATACGGAAAATCATAAATCTCAATTTATTCGGTTTCCATATTTTCAACCGAGAGGTTCTTATCCGTTAGTTTATTTTTGAATTCGAATAGTTTATCAATATATCCATTTCGTCTTAAGAATTTGAACACCAAATTCTCATAAGAGAACTCACCATCTTTTTCCAATCCAGCGGTTCTATACTTCTTCAACTTTTCTTTGAAGGTATCAATTTTCTTGACAGCTTTCTCATAATCCATGTCCTTGGATTCGTCCATTAAATCATCGATACAATCCATAACAGATTGCGCTTTTTTCATCAAAAAGTCTTTATCAATTGATTTATTTTCTTTTTCGGGTTTGTGAACCCATTCATCATATAATACTGAATACACCCCCGTAGAGAAATGTGATTCATTTGTATCCTCAGCGTATAACTCAACCTCATATCCTTTGACGGTTATATTGTGTGTTGTATTAAAAAGAGTTTTTTTCAATCCAAACAGTTCTTTGTAAACCTCCCTATCTTCGCTATCGAATTGGGTGAAATCTACATATAGATGAAGGTCGATATCGGAATATTTTGACCAGTTGTAATTTGCCAAGGAACCTGTAAATCTTACATCATCGATGAATAGGTTTTCACCCAAAAAATCCATAAATTCACCGGCAATGGCGAGTAATGCTTTTCTTATCGATGGTTTAAGAATTGGACTATCGGTATCAAACCCATCCCAAATTTGGGGGTTCAAAGTATCTTTTGTACCAAAAGAGGTTAAAATATCCGAGTATTTGTCCATAAACTATAAATACTCAAATAAAAATTTAAGTTAATTTATTAAACTTATAAGTCTTTGAAATTTTGGTATTGAAGTATTTTCCCTGTGATTCGGATAATCTAAACTCAGCATAGACGTTGTGGGGAACCTCATCATACTCATATCGAGTTCCGTTTTTGAACTCAACAACCATTTTTTTTGTGTCGGTATCGTACTCAGTTTTTACTAAGTTTGAAGAATCAATTGTGTTGATGATTCTTGTACCTTCTATAATTTGTGATTTAACGGCCATTTTCTAAAGGTGTTTCTTCATCAATTTTAGAAAATATTTCCGAAATGTAATCATCAAATTCAAATCCACCACCTTCAATCAAACCATACTTTCTAAGTTTGGCTTTCATTTGTTTTAATGCGTAGATTGTAAATTCTCGCTCCATGTAAATATTGTGAGGAATGTTGACACCCTTTTCCAATTGAGATTGTCTGATTCCTTCTTTTTGTAAACTCACCCTCATATTTCTGTAAAGGTCAGCAACGTTTTTAAGGTCGTTTAACATGACCGTATCCAAAAATTTCTTCCAAGGTGATTCCATACCTAATAAATATAAAAAACCCCCAATTAATTTTGGGGGTCTTTCGGGTCACACTTTGAGTTTCTTCAACTCTTCTCTAATTTCTATTGCTCGTTCGAAATTGTGGGTTTCGATACACTCTTTTAATTCATTCTCGAGTTGGGTAATTGATTCTTGATTACCCTCGATTTTTTTGATTTTGTCTCTAATAGCAATTGCCAATTCGTAATCCTCATTTTTAATTGCTGTTTGTAGTTCACGATTTAGTGATTCAACAGAACTTGGTTTACGTTTTGGTTCTTTGAATAGACTATTCATCATGTCGTCATCAAATCCCGAGCTACGAACAAAACTGGTAATTACAATTTTTCCGTCATCTGATGTGAAGGTTTCTTTATTCCAATCACCGTTCTCATCTTTACCTTTTTCTACGTTATTTTTTCCATGAATACCAAACCTTCCACCGAAAGGGTTAGAATTATCTCCAAAAAATTTATTTAGTTCGTTGAACAAATCGTCAAATGAATCTCGTCTTCCAAACATAATATTTCTTATTTTAATTTTTATTTTTTATATTTAACTCAATGATAGTAAATAATGTGCCAGTCCAAAATATAATCTAATACCTGACAATTTGTCAATACCATAAAATTTATACCTGACAAATTGTCTTTGTTGTAGTTTGGAAAAATAATTGTATATTTGTGGTAACTAAAAACTTAATATCATGATTGAATCTATGGATGACAACGATGGAAACATCAAATCGAGAAATAAAGGTGGTAGAACTCCAGTCTTGGATAACTTTAGCCGAGACCTAATCAAATTGGCTTCTGAGGGTAAATTGGACCCTGTAATTGGTCGCGAGTTGGAAATCAATCGAATCGCCCAAATTCTTTCACGTCGTAAAAAGAATAATCCAATTCTTATAGGGGAACCAGGAAGTGGTAAAACTGCAATTGTCGAAGGACTTGCAATGAAAATTTTCTTGGGTGAATGTCCCAAAAATCTTCGAGATAAAAAAATCGTTCTGTTGGACCTCACATCAATTGTGGCTGGTACAAAATACCGTGGACAGTTTGAAGAACGTATGCGGGTAATCATCGAGGAACTTACCGAAAATCCTGATATTATCATTTTCATCGATGAAATTCATACTTTGGTTGGTGCCGGTAACGCATCAGGTTCAATGGACGCATCCAACATTTTCAAACCCGCCTTGGCTCGTGGGGAAATTCAATGTATCGGTGCAACCACTTTGGATGAATACCGAACTAATTTTGAAAAAGATGGAGCCTTGGAGCGTCGTTTCCAAAAGGTTGTGGTAGACTCACCATCAAAAGAAGAAACCCTTTTGATTCTCAAGAATTCAAAAGACCGTTACGAAGATTTTCACAAAGTTTCTTATTCTGATGAAATCTTGGAAATGTGTGTAAACTTGGCAGACCGTTACATCACTGACCGAGAGTTTCCTGACAAAGCATTTGATATCCTTGACGAGGTAGGTGCTCGTAGTCAAGTCGAAGTTAAGGTGCCTGAATCAATTGAGGTATTGAAGCAAAAAGCTGTGGAACTCAAACAACACAAATTAGATGTTGTAAAGAAACAAGATTACGAACAAGCAGCAGAGATTCGTGACAAAGAAAAGAAACTTTTGGAACGTTTGGAAAAAGAAAAACGTAAGTTTGAAGAGGACCAAATCAAAAACAAAAAGATTATCGAACCTGAATTGGTTTTGAATGTTGTTTCCTCAATGACAAAAATTCCTGTTACAAAGTTGTCGACAGATGATAAAGAGTCACTCAAGAATTTGGAGCAAGAACTTCAAAAGAATGTTGTGGGACAGAACGAAGCGGTTAAGAAAATTGCACGAGCAATGCGTCGTAATCGTATCGGAATTAAAGACCCCAACAAACCAATTGGTTCATTCATCTTCTTGGGCTCCACTGGTGTTGGTAAAACTCACTTGGCTAAACAATTAGCTAAACAAGTTTTTGGTAGCTCAGACGCACTTATCCGTGTAGACATGAGTGAATACCAAGAAAAACACACAGTATCTCGATTGATTGGAGCACCTCCAGGATACGTTGGATACAATGAAGGTGGTCAACTCACTGAACAAGTAAAAAACAAACCGTATTCTGTAATTTTGTTTGATGAGGTTGAAAAAGCAAATAAAGATATTTTCCACACTCTCCTACAAATGTTGGACGAGGGTCACCTCACGGATTCTTTGGGACGTAAAATCAATTTCAAAAATACTTTGATTATTATGACCTCAAATATCGGAGTTAAAAAACTTCAAGATTTCGGTACAGGTATCGGTTTTGGCGGTTCAAGTTATTCTAACGAAGAACAGAAAAAAGAAATCCTGAAAAAAGAAATGAAGAATTATTTCTCTCCTGAATTCCTAAACCGTATTGATGACACCATCATTTTCAACTCTTTGGACCAGGACTCTGTAAGTAAGATTGTTTCAATTGAACTTCAAAATTTGATTAAACGATTGGGTGAATTGAAACTACAATTCACATTTGATGAAAAGTTGGTTAATCATATTTCCAAAGTTGGTTTTGATGATGTCTATGGTGCTCGCCCAATCAAACGAGCAATTCAAGATGAAGTAGAAGACCTTATTTCAGAACTTGTTCTAAATGGGGATGTTGTGGAAGACAAAAACTACAAAATAACCGTAGTCGAAGATAAAGTGACGGTAAAATAAGAAAGGGGTCGAAAGACCCCTTTTTTTATTCATCATTTCTGACTAACCAAGTAGTAAGAATATATTTGTCATTTGAGATTGGGACATTTCCACGATGTACATATGGCCATGGAGCTGGCCATACAACAAAAGTTCCTTTGGTAGGTTGTAATTTCAACCCTTGATGTATGAATTCGGTTTCTCCTCCTTCGGTAACATCATTTAAGTAGAACATCACCGCAAAAATTCTACTACAAAATTCGTGGTATTCTCCTTCAGTATGCCAAGCCATATAATGACCTTGTCCCTTTTCATATCTCTGTAATTGCCACACAGGATAATGAGTTCCTTGATTGAAAAGATATTCTTGGGTATTGAAAGACTCATCTGTTCTGTACCTCTTAACGTATAAATCAATTTTTTCATTTGCAGCATCACAAATTTCCTCAACAATATCTGCAAGGTCAGGGTCTGCCATCAAATTCAAATCTGTTGTGTCCTTGACAGTGGGGTCAACACCACTAGCCATTTCACCTTTGTATTGTAAATCTTTTTTTTCGTGAAAGATTTCAATTAACCTATCACAAAATTCATCACTGAGTGTCCCAGGGTAGATTCCAATTGTTTCCTTTATGTTCATAAAAATGTTTCTTGTATCCAAGACGATTTATCATCTCGTGAGCTGCCCGAATTGAATTATGTAAATCTTCAATCACAACATATTCATGAGGTGTATGATAAGAATAATAACCACAAGAAAAATTTATACAAGAAAAATCAAATTTCTTTTTCAGTTGTGATACGTCCGTATATGGGTGAATCATGTATTGTCGAGTCGGCATTAATTCCTCAAGAACCTCATCACATATTTGGAAAAATTCACTATCCCTTTCCCAAAGACGAACACCAGAACAAACTTCAGTTACCATGAAATTACTTGGAGCATCCAATTGAATTGCGTAAGCAACATCCGAGAAGAACTCGGGACTTGCCTCTTTTGAACCCCAACAACCAGTTTCCTCGGAAACAAAGAATGCTGCTTTTACGTGAGGCAAATCTCTCAAAGAAACAAGTGCACCATAAACACCACATTTGTCGTCACCACCAATACCTACAGGTTTGCCTTCGGCATTGTATCCTTTAAGTGATAGTTTGGTTTGATTTTCTTCGTTGGGAAGGAATTCTTCCTTGACTATAATTTCATCCGAAAATCGATGGACAGTGTCGGTGTGAGCCACCATACAAGGATATAGTTTGTTTTCATAACCTTGGGAAGTTTTTGTTGCATATACATTCATCATTTCGTCAACAACATACGGGATGTTCTGTTCTTTTAACCAATCACAAATGTATTGAACCATCAGTTCTTCATGATGTGTTGCGGTCCTGACAGAAAGGACGTTCTTGAGGAATTCTAATTCATTCATCTATGAAGAAATTTACAATAGTTTTCAACAAAGATATGAAAACTTTTTTATATATCAAAAAGTTTTTTGTTATAAAGGAAACTCTTGAAGTCTTCCAAGGGTAATCTGAACCCTTTTTTTATGAATTCATTTTTTTTACCTACCGTAAACAAAATTTTACCCGTTTCAGTATCAATCCTATCTACCATGAAGATATAGTTTTCATCTGAAGGAAGAACTAATCGTTGATTAAAACCACCAATTTTCTTTATAAAATTCTGAGCTTCGGCAATTTTTTCTATCTCAAAAGAACCATCGTCAATGACTTCCTCCATTTTGTCCAATAATTTTTCAATGGCAGATTCTGTATAGTCATAATCACCAGAACCGGAAACTTGATATTGTAACTGCGAGAAATCTTCAATTCCACCCGTTTTGTTGTTTACAAAGTCACTCAACAAATCAAATAAGTTTTGATGCAGTCCTCCACTATTTTTTTCCAAATAGTTTTCTAAATCATCAAGTTTGATATCGTATTTCCAAAAAGGTTTGTCCATAATCAAATTCAAACCATTTTCTTCAAAAATGTTGGAATATTCTTTTTTAAGGTAGTCACTGAGACCTTCTTCCACATCCGAATTTTTGTCAGAAACATAATAATTTTGAATTTCTTCAACTTCGTCAGGAAAAAAAGTTTGCAATTCTGATGCAACTTTTTGTCGGCAACCCCCCTGAAGTGGTGTTTCAAGGCATTCATTTGGTAATTTTCCTGAGAATAAAACGGACAAGTATTCTTGTAACCTTACCTTCTGAGTTTCATTAAAATAGTCGAACAGATAACCCTCGTTCCAATCTTCTTCACCCACATAAGAGTCATAATGTTCCATAGGATAATGACTTCCAACTGATGAATATGCCACACGTTCCCAATCATCCATTTCAGTAAATAAATCCCAAAAACCTTTATCATCAAAAGAAATGTTCAAAATGATGTTACCATCAGAATCTCGTGAAGCTGAACGAATCATTTCATCGAATGAGTAAAGTTGACTCAACGATACATCACCATTTTTAATTTTTTTTATCAACTCCATCAACCCGGTACCCTTTCGTGCCTCATTGAGGATATCTGTTGCAAAAGGATAAAGATTTATCAAATATTCCAAGGTACTTCTGTTGTCTGCGGTATTGTAAATTTCAATTGTACCACTTATTGGGATGAAAACGGCCATTTTTTCTTTAGCATTTCTTCTATCTATAAAATAATATAACGAACCACGAGATTTATAATCTTCAAAGTGTCGGTCATTTTCGGCTGTGGTACACCATTTGGTGTTTGCCCCATAATAACAAGATGCCTTATGGGAGTTTGGACGGACTACCAAGTATCTTCCATCATCATAGATGACATCCGATTCTTTTTTTGCGGTTTTTTGTTTTGATTTTTCTGACAGATTTTTTTTCAATATTGTTGTCAATACAAAAAGTTGGTCAAGATTATAAGAAAAAATATCTTTTGGAGATTTCAGAATTCTTTCCAAATCCTCTTCACTCATCTTATTGTCGTTCCAAGTCTGAGCAACTTTTAATTTTTCCAAAATTTTTGGGGTAATCCTATTAACATTATTCGAAAATGTACCAACAACCTCCTCAAATAGTTGGATTAAATACTGTGTCTGTTCGATTTTCTCTCTTTGACTAAGAGATTTTTCTTGGAGTTCTGTAAGTTTTTCCTCAAGGGATTTTTCAATCCACGTAATGAACCTTGACCCGGTTGGGTCGGAATCCAATATACGTTCAATGGTATTGTCGTAGTCAGGAAACTTTTGAAAAAGTTTTTTATACGCATCCTCTTTCTTACCTTCAACAAGAAATATTTTGTTCATACCTCAAATAAATACTTGGAAAAACCCAATTTATGTCTCCACTATTTGTAAAATTGAAAAATGTATTGTATATTTGAAGTATGAAAAAGGCACTATTCTTACTGATGACCCTCGCAGGAGCGAGTGTCTTCGCACAAAAAACATCTGACACCACATTCATCATGGTTGAATCTCGAGAAGACGAACAATGGGTTTCATACGCAATGGAACAATCTTCGGAGATGTTCTTGGTCAAAGACGTACTGTACGTCTTCCATCAGAAAGGTCGTAAAATGGTAGGAGTTCCTGTCGAATTCCCCGCACCAATTATCATCTACCCCAAAAAACAACATGTAAGTCGATATTCTGAATTCTTGGAGTCCGACCGATACAAACAATTACTCGAAGAGACAGTGGAATAAAAAAAGGGGGTAATATACCCCCCCTTTTACATTTTACATAACAAGTATTTTTAGAATACTAATGCCCCTACAGATTCTCCACCTATATTCAAGTCTTGGACTGTATTAGTATTACCTAACTTTTTCAACATTTCAAATGTTGCGTTCTGTGCTTGACCATATGCCTTACGTTGACCAACCTCTAATGCTTGGTTTTTTTCAAGTTCATTACCTTCAGTGTAACTGTAACAAAATGCCTGACCTGCGTTACAAGCTTTTGTGTAGAAATCACTCAATTGGTATAAAGGTAATTTTTTTACTCTCACTCTTTGATACGCCATATTGATTGCCCCGTTAACTAATTTTTGTAATTCAACCTTATCCAAAGCGTCTCTCTTAATAAATTCAGTAAAAGTGGGGGTCTTTTGGCCTGGAATCTGACCACTTAACTCACCAAATACCTTTTTTGCACTTAGTTCAAGGTCTTGAACTGTCGGTACCATCCAACCGTTTGTAATTTTTCTAGCCTCTTTCTCAGGGGCTGGCTGTTCTTGAATTATTCTTCTTACAATCTTTTCTAAATCAGATTCAGTTAGTCTAATAACTTTTTTCATTTGAAATATTTTACATATAAATACTTTGTGATTCGAAAAAAAGTATTTATATTTGTATTGTTCTTTGAATTATGGGGGTGACCGGTATTGATTGGCAGAGTTAGTCATACGGGGCATGCGGTGAGATGTTTCCTATCACCTTAATCTATGGATGCAACAATCAAACGGCGAAACTTTCGCAACTCTCGAGGCTTTGGGTCTTATCCAAGCTGAGGAAGTTACTGTAGCCTAAGGCTATAGTGACAATGGGTCGATGGACATATAACCTGGAAACAGAAGTCCCTACGGTGTGGTTTCTACCCAAAAAGGAATGGAGGTAACGTTTGGTGTTCTACCGATTTGAGTGAACACCCCACAGTTGTTGGTGACGATGGTAAAATAGAAACCAAATAGTTCGGAGGGTGTGAAAAACCCTGACCTAAGCATGTAGTCCTTTATGGGTAGACTGAGCAAGACGCGGGTTCGATTCCCGCCACCTCCACCAAAAAAAGAACCCCTCTTT